AATGGATCTGATCATGCGGATGTAGCCACCAATACAGCCAAAGCAACTTGCGATACAACAAATGTAAAATCAGCACTTAATGCCTCTCTTGGCGGTGCAGCCAATATAGGGGATGCAAGTGATACAGTAACTATTCCTGGTAAGGGAGATGCTACGGGGAATTTTAGAGTATTGACAGCATCACCTGGCGTTTGGCCAACTTCAGGTCAAGGGATGGAATTAATGGTCAATAATGGAACTGGTTATATTGCCAATGGTACTCGAGATGGAAGTAACATTACAGCGTATCATCCGATTCGTATTGATGGAAGTGAAATAGAACTTCGAATTGAGGGTACAGATAAATTTACAATGTATGATTCAGGCCTTGCTGCCTTTAAAGATGATGTCATAATTGAGGGGGCTTTAGAAGTTGATGGTATAGCTACTTGCACTAATGGTGTTAAGGTTGATGATAAAATAACTAATACTGTTGTACCTGATCCATATCAAGTTAGTAACATCTCGGCCAGCCTGTTGGAAAATATTCACGGTGATTTCACCCATGTGGATTATAACATTGACAATGATGGTGGTATTAATTCAGGGATTCTTTGGAATAGTGATGGTACCAAATATTGGCACAGTTGTGGAGTAACATCCTCTCCTCTAAATCTACTAGCATGGGGTTTGTTTAGCTATACTTGTAGTACACCTTGGGATTTGAATACAAAATCAATTGGTTCTCTTGAGGGATTAATTACGGGTGGGGACTCTAATAATTACGGCAACCAAAAGTGCCGTGGAGTGGAGTGGAATGACGATGGTACTTGTTTTTATATTATGTGGAACTGGGACCAAAACTGGACGATGATCCAGCGGTATGATGTTGATGCTCCATATACAATTCTTACCAGTCCTGGTGGGACAATGAAGACATATGATACACCGGCACAAGATGTAGAGATAGACAATACCAACGACAGACCTGGGTTGGGCTTTTCGGTGCATACTAATGTAGCTGGAGCAGATGGTTATTTATTCTACAATAAGGATAGAATGGGTGGTAAAATTGCCATGCTTAAAATGACTGGTGATGATCTTGATGAAATATCATCTGGTCATGTTGAACCAGAAGCAGAAATAGACGTGCCAGACGAAACAGGAAGTTCCTTACAGCAACTATCTGTTAGGGTCTACGATAGCGGAACCAAAATGGTGCTCACTGGGTCATCTAATTCTAGCGAGAATTATGGTCTAAAAATATATTCACTTTCAGTTGCATATGATTTGACTTCTACAGTCACACTGTTGGAAGAAACGGATTTTGATTCTGAAAGTTATACATATTATTACAACGTAGACGGTTTTAAGTGGTCGGCAGATGGCAGCAGATTCTATTGCACCGGAAACAGGTCCATGACCAATGAGACGTGGATATGCCAACACTCACTCTCTAACCCTGAACGCTCTCTTGATTTAACTACAGACGAGATTGAAGTGTTTGGAGGCGTAAATGTTCTAGGACCGATTACTACTAGTGGTGATTTAACTACTAGTGGTGTTTTAACTGCTGACAGTATTGCTATTGGTGGTGGATCCAATTTAACGAGTGTACAATCTGCCCGGTATGCTCATTCTTTTTGGTCGCATAATTTTGTGGATAATATTGGCTCATCTGAACATAGAATACCTTGGGCCGATACAACGGAACTTGCGACTGGTACTGGAAGGCAGGGCTTCTTGGCTCCATATGATATGGAATTTGTATCATTCCATATTCGATATGAGAATATTACCACTAGTCACAATATGGAGTTGAGGGTTTACCATCACAATCAGGGTGATGAGGACGATCAGGGTATAGGATATTATTCATTTGCAGTTACGGATACTGATGACGATTGTTCATTTTCTGTTTCTGCGGCTGATCTCAATATGACTGCGGATATAGATGCTGGAGATTTGGTTTATTTGACTATCAAAGCAGATGTAGCACCAATAGGTAGCAGCCAAGATTGGTTCATAACATCACACTGGATAATGGATCTGGACAGTACATATACAACTGGTAACGTCTAATGGCTGACACTGTAAAAATTGACGATCTAAAGGAACAACTTAACGAATTGAAAAACACAAAAGTTCAGACTGAAATCGCATTCCACCAGGTAACCGGTGCAGTCGTGATGCTAGAGGAAATAATAGAGAAGCATGAAAAAGAAAAAGCCACCGGGAAACCAAGTAAAGAATAATCACTTTGAAGATTCTGTTAATTCTAGGTTGGAAGAGTTAACTATAAATTCTACGAAACGTGGATCTGATATTTATTATATCAAAGAGTCGGTTGATAACATCACTGATTTATTGAAAGAACAGAATGGAAGAATAAGGCATAGTGAACAGGCTATCTCAAGGATCCAGGGAATAGGATCTGTTTTGGCTGTTGTGTTTGGGTCGTTTATAGCTTGGTTGTTTAATGGAAAACTCAAATGATAAAGGAATAGAATATGGAATGGTTGAATTGGAGTAATGCAGCTTACATGGCTGCTATCATTATTGGTGGTGGAATAACATTTGCTGCTGCGAAGTACAAAAAGATGCTCAAAGAAATTAAAGAAGCACTGGAAACTTACCGGGAAGCTGCTAAAGATGGTAAAATCACAGCGGCTGAAAGAGATAAGATTGTTAAGGAAGTTCTTGACATTGCTGGTGCCGGTATAAAGATTTTCTGGAAATTTTAAATGATTTCCATAGACCAGGCCAGGGACCTCACCAAAAGAGTTCTTACCAGCTTGGGGAGAAAGTATGCCAGTGAAGATGCTGTAGATCTGATCCTGGGAACCGGCATCATTGAATCCAGGTTTAAATATTTAAAACAGATGGGGGGTGGACCAGCATCTGGCTTTTTCCAGATTGAAGGTGCCACTGCCGTAGACAATTGCCGTAATTACCTCAAATTTAGGCCTACAGTGGTAGATCAGTGTGTTAAGGCTACCAAGGTACCAAGAAGATACTGGATCAAGCCCAACCTCAAAGACTGGGAATTTCTACTCGAAACGAATATTGCAGCCGGCATAGTTCATGCCAGGATAAAATACTGGAGAGCACCAGCACCAATGCCAGAAACCACTTCCGGGAAAGCGGCATACTGGAAACACTGGTACAATACTGCTGAAGGTGCCGGGGTAGTAGAAGACTATATCGAGCAAGTATCTAAATATATATAGGCTGGCCCCAGGCGGGGGAGGGCTGTTCACCTTCCCCGCATTTTAACTACATTCCAACTACACTCACCAACATAGCACCAATTTATTGACGGTTCTGCACGGGCTTGGAAAGCGTGCAACACGCCTGATAAGCTTGTGACGGAGATTCTCCCTCGGATGATATTTTGTCGAAGGGTAACACGCTTGTTATTCCTATCAAAAGTATGCTAATTGTATTCATTCAATACAGAAAGTATCCGTTCATTACTACAATCCAACTACACTTATACTACACTATTACTACAATGTTACCGTATATTGATATCGCATTTTGAGACATCAAGAAACCACCGGGGTTGGTGCTGGCACTTGATTAGTGTTGGCCGTGGAGGGTAGATAGGGTACACTCTGGTGGAAAATTATTTGAATGTTTCAGCGGGTTTTTATATATTATAGTAATGTTTATTATATATTCACATACATTAGGAGCATAAATGGCGGGAAATCTACTCACTATCAAACAGGTCGCAGACCAACTATCTGTGTCAGTAATCCAAGTGCGAAGACTCATTAAAGACAAAGTGTTGCCAGCATATCGGTTGGGGTATAGATCCTACCGCATAGACTCAAAAGATCTAGCTGACTTTAAAACCAAAAAGAGAACAGTCAGTAGTATATGAGAAAAATATTTAATGGTGTTCATTATCCTTATACAAAATTAAGTAAACATGGTTGTAAGGTTTGTGGTAAAAAGATTAAAGCAAGGTTGATTCTCATTAAAGAAACTATTCCAAGGTATTGTTACAGGCATTTCATAAAACCAGGGGAGGCATTGGTTGATACAGACTAGGCAGACTAGACAAGAAGCGGCTCACATAAAGATTATGAAATTTGATATCCGGGACCAGCTTGTTGTTGATAATATCACAAAGGTTAAATGGACAGAAAAAAGAAAACTACATAAAGCATTGAGAACTTGGTGGGATGAGCACAACTTGTCTAGTTGTGCCTATGCTTTGGCTGCACCCCAAATCGGGATCCCCAAAACAGTGTTTTATGTGAATAATGAATCGGTTAGTATCACTAACCAGATGTTTACCAATCCCGAAATCAAGATGGAAGGCAATATGTTTATATTTAAAAACGAAGGTTGTTTGTCATTTCCAGGCACTTATAAAAATAAATGGCGGTATGAAGAGGTGGTGGTTACCTGTGCTGAATTTAAAAAACCTCAATTATTCACCGGAAAAGCTGCGGTGATTATGCAACATGAGATGGATCATTTGCGGGGAATAACAATAACCCAGGTTAAGAAACCCAAAATAATTAAAACACCTGGGAGAAATGCAGCATGCTTATGTGGCAGTGGCCATAAATACAAGCGTTGCTGCCTTTAACGTCACAAGGAGACAATAATGACAACAATAATGACAAAATCAGGTAATAACGAGATAAAGAGAGGAACTAGTATCCAAGATGCGTTGGATCTTCTTGTATCGCAGGGCTATCAAATAGCACAGCCGGTCCAGGAATTGGATACGAGTCCAACTCTAATCCGGCCTACCATGGAAATAACCCATAAGGATCTATCCAATGGTCGTTGGTATCACCAGATTGGAGATATTGATTTACTTAACTGGCGGCCTAGTGTTACAACCCAGTTAAGTATCCTGGATAAAGGACCTGGGTTTAATCTCTGGAATAGGAATCTTGGCCACATGGCACCAAGGCATAGAGATGCGGCTGCGATAAGGGGATCTCATGTACACTATTGGATGCATGCTCTAGTTGCGGGATCCACAGTAAATACAAATATGATCCTCAATCATATTATCCAGACCAATGATGAATCCTGGCGGTACTTTTACGATAAAGAAGAACAGTTCGCTCATTCAATCAGGCGATACCTGGCTTCATTTTGTGCATTCTGGGACGACAAAACTCCCACACCGGTGGCAGTAGAATATCCAATATATTCACCTGAACTACCCTTTGCTGGTAGATTGGATCTACTGCTGAAATTCAAGAAGGCTAAAAATTCAAAGAAGGAAAGCCTTATCCTGGTAGATCTAAAAACTGGAGCACCTTACCCAACCCATGCTTATCAGAATTCGGCTTATAAACTTGGCTGGGAGACAGAACATCCGGAGTTACCCATTGATTACATTGCGGGACTGTATGTCAAGGATAGTTACCGGGGAGATCCCACCTACACATTAACGTATCAGACATACAATTATGATGCGTTTTTGTCTGCTAGTCATTTGTGGCATGAGAAAAGCAAGACCAAATCTGGAAATGTACTTCCAACCATAAAGAAGGAACCACCGAAAGAATTCAATCTCTATCATAAACAAACAACAAAAAGGAGTAATTAACCATGGCATTCGAGCACAAGCTGAACACCGGTACCATATTCAAGAATGAAGAATATGACCCAAACGGAAGCGATGATGATTCAAATAACTACTGGGGAAATATGACCTGTAATGTTGCGGGAAAGATCTGGCGGGCCAGGCTATATCCAAAGGCACCCAAGGATCCGTCAAAGCCGAAGTACATGCGGGTATCATTTTACGAACCAAAACCAGCACAACCCCAGCAGCAACCGGCTGACGATCTGCCGTTTTAATAAGGGAATTTAGCCGGGGTAGGCTTTTCTGGTCCTTGTCTCCTCCCATGCTCCCTCATGGTTAGGTCTGCCCTGGCTCCCCTTTTACGCACCTCGGATATGAAACACAAACCATTCAATGCGGGTAACCATGCTGCTAATGATGCAGCCGGTAAGGATGTTGTTCTAAATTACCTACGTTCATGTGGTGTAGCAGCAATCGAAAACCCTGATAAATATGGTGTAGATATTATGGCACCAAGGTATGAGGTAGAACGTAGGACCATACATTCCGAAAACTGGCCATATGATACAGTGCATGTGCCAGAACGCAAAACAAAGTTTTTAACAAAAGACATTTATTATGTGGTGGTGATCCATCATATCGTATCTTCGGAATATTCCGTCAAACCTTCGGAATGGGATACTTTAATGGTTTGTGATTCACCTACAATTCTAAAGTGCGGCTTAATTGAAGTTCCAAACAATTCTATGCCAGAAGGAGAACATTTCTATGATGTACCAATAAAATTTTGGACTATTTTACCTAATAAGGAACATAATGTTAGTAAAGGTTAATGATATACATAGGCGTGGTTATATGTTTAAGGAAAAAAGAATTAACGAAGACGTTTTAGATCTAATTAAAAATAGATTAGCAGCGGGTGCGGAGAAGTATGGAGAAGAGATCCTGGTTGATGATGACCGGGATATGATCCAGGAGACTTTAGAGGAATTACTTGATTCATGTGTTTATCTCGCATGTAAGATAATCCAATTACAACGTAAGGAGAAAAAGGATGATAATCGAAGTTAAAAAGTTTCCTGAGAGCAAAGCTGTGGCCTGGGATTCAGAATGGTTTCCAATCGCAGCAGCTGATGCAGACAAGGATCCCATAGGTAGCCATGCTATGGCAAGGATCCTGCACTCTAGACGGGTGGGAACATCCGTAAAGAAAAAGGAGGAGATTCAAGATGAAAATGCCAAAAAGAGATAGGATTAAGCGACCACCGCATAGTGGGGCTTTTATCCGAAAGATGGGCGGTTGGGGTAAATACAAAGAATCTATTTGTTGTGGTGCTAATTTTATGGAGCCTGGTTGGCCTGATAGTGATATATGTAGTGAGTGTAAAGAACATTCTGGAATAGATGGATTCTACGATATGGACCCAATTGATCTTACAAGAAAACAGGAGAGAGAATAAATGCCAGCATTCAATAAACGATTTACAGGGATTATCCGGGGTGGTGGTGATGCAGTTGATATAGATTGTCCGGAATGTGATTCTGGGAATGTTATATTTGAGGAATACATACGACCCATGACACCAGACGAGGCCGATCTTGGGATTAAGTGTGAAGACTGTGGACACCAGGAAGATCCAGATGAGTATGGGAAACGGTTTGAACCGACAGAACCGGAGGATTAATGGCGAGGGACCTCAAGGGTCGGAAGATAGAATACAATGAAGAAACCCATAGATTGTGTCCTTATTGTAGCAGTAGGATTTTAAAACGTCATATGAAATACACATTCCTGGAATGCGTTGGATTTTATGAAGCTATGGATGATGCTATTACAAATATTCATCTTAAACATAATCACCTTCCATTCTTGAAACATTTTGAAAAGGAAGGCCAGGAATTCGATGAAGATGGATGGTGTAAATGCCAGGAATGCCAGGAATGCAAAAGTATAGAGGGGAGATATAACTAAATGGATAGGGGACATGGATGGATTAAGATCCATAGAGATATTAAAGAACATTGGATATTTGCTAATGCAGAGTATCTAAAAGCCTGGATCCAGCTGCTTATGATGGCTAATCATAAGACCAAAAAATGGCTGGTCCAGGATCAAATGGTATTGATCAAACGGGGGGAATTAATCACTAGCCTGGCAGAGTTGGCCAAGCAATGGGGCTGGTCCCGTGGTAAGGTTAGGCGGTACATCACTATGCTGGAAAACGACACAATGGTGGTACGCAAATCGACACACTTATGGACACACCTAACTATCTGCAACTACGGGACTTACCAGGATCTGCGGCCAACCGACAGTACAACTGACGGACAGCAAACAGTACAACTGACGGACAGCAAACGGGACAACCAACGGACACAACTAAAGAAGGATAAGAAAGACAAGAAGGTAAAGAAGGTTAAGAATGTAAAGAAGGTTAAGAATGGTGTGGTTGAAGCTGCCGCTCCAACATTGCTGTCCATCTTTGGGGGGTTTTATCTAGAGTATACTGGCGTAGAGTATCATGCATCGTTTGGGAAGGATGGGAAGATCCTCCAAGAATTGGAGAAACAGTATGGCTTTGATCCGGTAGCGGCTGGGATAGGGTTCTTTTTCCAGGAATACATCAAGAAAGATACATTTGCGAAAAAGAATCCTAATGTTGGTATGTTAAGAAATACCTGGAATGGAATGATTGCAATGGCGAGTGAAAGGAATAGAAATAAAAAGCAATACGATGACTGGGCCAATGAATAAACAGGACTTTACAAAGGTTATGCATTACTTAAACACTGCCTACAATAAAGAATTTAGTGATGGTACGATGAGAGTGTACTATGACCAGCTGGGGATCTATGAGTTATCTGCTGTTACCAACGCTGTTAGGGAATGGGTGAGCAAGTCTGAATTCTTTCCCAAAGTAGCTGACATTACTAAACTGATTAAAGATAAGGTTGTTACTTTTGAGCAGGTGATGAAGGATCTTAAAAAAGTGATCCAGGTAACCACTGGGGAGTCATGGAATAAATCGCAGATCCATTCTGTTAGCTACCAGATCCTAAATGAACTGGGGGGTAAAACTAGTGTGGGTAATTTATCGGATGTGATATTAGAAAAAAAAGTAAGGTTTAAATATAAGTACGTTGTTAATGAACAGTTACTGGGGATAGGATCTAAAACTAAAAAGGCAGTAGGCATGAGATCCGGTCAAACAAAGTTACTTGGTGATCTGTTAAAAAAGGATGTGTGATTATGTGGCCAGGCGGTGAAAAAATAAAGCGGACTCGAACCGATATACTGTTTTCAGAATATATAAGAGAGCGTGACGATTGGACCTGCCAAAGGTGTAGTAAGAAGTTCATCCAGGGTGTGGATTCCAGAGGTTTACATTGTGCTCACATGTGGTTTGGTCGAGCAAATATAAAAACCAGATGGGAACCACTGAACTGCATGGCTTTATGTGTAAGCTGCCATAACTACCTTGGCCAACATCCTGGTAAAACTGCTGAATTGCTTATGCAGCGTATGCCCGTTGAGGAGTTTGTATGGTTGCATGGCCAGTCGGACCTAACTAGAAAAATTAAGATCCCATTAGATAAAGAATTGGCTGCAAGAGAAAAGGTCAAACAACTATTGTATGATGTAAAAAAAGAGAGAGCGGAAGCAGATAATAAGAACCTGTTGTACAGTCCCAAGAAAAAGGTAGAAGATGGTTAGATATGAAATAATTGTACAGTATGCAACATCAACAACTACGGTAATGTATGAATTCTATTACTTCAGCTACTGGGGATGTTAATGGGACAAAACAGAGTGAATCGTAGTGATTATTTGATTAGATCTGTTTATCGAGATCTCATTAGGAAGCATGCTGCTGAGAATAAAGATACTACAGTATTGCGTGATAGATTAACTGAGTTGGAAGAGGAAAAATGGGGAAATACAGTAGAAGGAGTTCCGACAGTGCGAAGAGTGCCTATAAAACCTTCATAGACATCGCTAATTGCCTCATATACGGCACATCTTTGTTGGTGCTGCTAATTGGTGTGGCTATAGCTGTTCCGCTGCTTATGCTGGGATCTTATATGTTTGACAAGTTCCATGGCAGATGATTATGATCTGATTAAAATTATTGCTAGATCCCAATGTGATTATCCGGATGGGATAGGCGAAAAGCGTAGCCTATTAAATATACGGTCTGTTGTGGGACGTAAGTATTTGTGGAAGTGCAGCAGATCTGAATTAAATAAGATTATTGAAATGTCCAGGAATGAATATATATGCTTAAAACAAAAAAGCCACAATTAAGTGGCCTTCCTGTTCTTCTGCGAGGTAGGAATAAGACTTATAGAACCTCTATCACCTGGATTCTGGCTCTCCCTGTTCAACTTGAAGACTGCGGATTATCAGTGGCCGACCCACATCAGTAAGATACTGACGTAGAATAGATCCTACCAGGCTTTGGTAACTCACCTTGAGTTCCTTGGCCACCTGGTGGATCCGGTCATGTTCCTGGTTACTGATTTGTATCTTAACAAGTTTATATTCTGTTACTGGCTTCGCCATTATTCTTCTTCGCTCCTTTTGTATACCTTGTGCACCCAGGCCAACAAGGTTAGTGAAATGATATGAAACATCCTAATGCTTAATAGGGAATTTACACCATGGTCACCTAGCGGCTGGTAGTTAAGAATATCAAGAAGGTTCATCATTTGATTTCTCCTCATTGTTTATTTCGATTACGTTATCTTCAAACCGGTCCCTGCTGGACCTTCTGAACGTATAGCTTATCACCGTTCCGCTTACCTACACGAATGGATGTGCTAAACATTCTTCTCATAAGATCAATCTCATCCTGACTTAATTTCATGCACTTCTTCTCCTTATCTTATCTTGTTAGGTATTCAATAAATTGTTTGAAATCATATATTGCCCATTGATAATATACCCAGGCGAAATAAGACATTGCCAACGACTTGCCTACTTCTAGCCACCGGACATCTTCTATAATATCAAAGGCCTGGATTTCTTCGTCCAGGCCTTCAACTTCACTTCGCTTTTTGACGGACATTACTTCAGCCGCTTAACGGCTTCGTATGCCTTAACCTGATCCACATGCTTGACATAGATCTTTTTGAGCATTGTGGTATCACTGTGACCCATGATCAGTGCAACGTCATCTAGACTTAATCCTGATTCTAGAAGGTTGGTAGCACAGGTGTGTCTGATTGCTGCAATCACACTATAGATCCCCTGGCTGGCGAGTGCTGCCTTGAATCTCTTGTTCGATTTGTCCCTGGCACTCTTGCTAGGATATATCCCAAAACAATCATCACCATAAGTTGAGATAGCCTTCTCAATATTGGGATGAACCGGGATCCTGGCCAGTCTGCCGTTCTTCGCTCTTTTCCCATTTATGTGTCTGCCGTTACCCTTGTTGTCAGCTTCGATGCTGGTGGGAGTTAAGGCACTTACATCTTTAGGGTTCAAAGCGGTGTACCGCAACCAGGTCCAGAAGATTTTATCTGAATCGTTAGCATCGTTGATTACTATATCAAATGCATCGTCAGGAATGTAATCCCATTCTACAACAGTTGCCGTACCAGGCTTCTGTGCATACTTAACAGGATTCTTCGTGACCAGGTCATTCGCAACTGCATAATTGAATAGCTGCGATACCGGTTTGAGGTAGTTGTTAATCGTGTTGGCTGCCTTGCCTAGTCCTTCCCGGCTGACGATGAAATCATCAACATTCTCTGTTGTAACTGAACTTATGAGAGTATCACCACCAACGAATTCAATAAAGAATCTATGGCATACGATTTCTCGTTTTATCCAGTCAGCTGATTTCCGGCTGCTTACCTTGGAAAGCCATTTGTCACGGCAATCACTATATGTTATTGTTGATGTGAGAGTATCACCATTTGTTTGATAACTGTCTGGTAGGTGATCGACCAGAACGAGTGCTAGTTTGGTCTTGTCAGATGGATCCAGTGTAGAAATGGAATCCACTAAACTAGCAAAATCAATACCACTGACTCGTTTGTCAACTTCATTACGCTCCCATTTGATAGCCTGTTCTAAAGCTAATTGCCTGGCTTTCCTAGGACCATAAACTGAAATCCGAATCTTGGTACTGACAGCGTTTTGAGATCCATCTGCTGTGCTGAAATTAGCCCAGTAAATGTCTCCCCTTTTATAAACACTAGCCATGATTTAGTCTCCTTATGTTGTTTAATTGATTCATAATCTACAATAAAGGTATACAAGTATAACTTTAAAAGCAAGGGAAAGTTTCATAAATGATTTTCTTCGATTGTGTTTGCTGAAGATAAATCGGTCATATTATAATGTAGTGTGAATAAAGTAAAAATTAGTTTAATCAGCCACGCTGGCAATCCCCAGGAATCGGGATCATGCTGCCGGATCCTGGATCATGCTGCCGGATCCTGGATCATTGTCAATGAACATTAAGGACCACTAATTAAGGGGTCTTATTGTGGAAAGCAGTATCATTGGCTCATTAGGCGTATGTCCACCGGGAGAACCCTATTGCAATTGGTATAATGTAGTTGGAACGTAGTAGTACTATGAAGAAGAACGGCAAGATGAAGCGTAAGGGTGGCAACCCCAACTGGGTGCCAGGTGTAAGCGGTAACCCTGGTGGCCGTAAGCCTAGTCACTTTGGCAAGTACTTGAGGGAGCACCCATCTGTGCCTCTAGTGATAGAGAAGATATTGGCTGCTGCACTAGATGATAATGATCCAAGACAGAAGGATGCCTGGAAAATAGTGGCCAACAAGATAGCACCTGACCTGAAAGCACAGGAAATAAAGACTGATGTGCAGAACCATATAGGGGTAATAATGATGCCTGGCAAGGTGCCTATAGATCTGACAGACCTGGAGGTGCTGCCAGGTGATGATAATGACCAGGCGAGGACCCCCCCCACCCCCACCCATGTTCCCCTATATAGCGAGGGTGGGGTAAGAGACAGCCAGTCAAATTACTCATCCCCAGCAGAAGTCGTCCAGGAAAAAGACCCCCCCCCACCTTCGGAAGTAGGAGTCCCGGATTAGGATTATGGTACCAGAATGAAATATATAACAAAGCAACAGGGAAACCTTAGAATCCCTTATATCAGAGGAATTGAACTATTGAACTTTCACCCTCTCAAAGTTCAAAAGTTCAATGTTAGAGAGATTAGTAGAGTTTTACATGAATAATGGAAGAGCGTAAGTAATGGAACTCAACAAAATTATTGCATTGATTGAACAATATGGTTTACCGTTAATTTTATTACTCGGAGCCATTTATGCACTATACAGATTTTTGGTGTTTAGTTTGTATGAGGTAAAGAATGAATTTGGTAAAAGACACGAAGACAACGCTAAGGCAATGACTGATTTGAAGGAGTCTATGGCAGAAATTAAATCAGACATTAAACTACTAGTAGAGTTTTTTAAGAGTAAACGGTAATGGAAGAGCGAGTCATATGGCAGCCCCATCCGGGTCCCCAGACTAAAGTATTAACCAGACAGGAGAGTGAGATCTTATTTGGTGGATCCAGGGGTGGTGGCAAGACTGAAGCGATGACTGTCTGGATGGTAGATCCGGAGTATATAAAGAGTCCTAGATACAGGGGTTTAGTAATCAGGCGTAATTACGATGATCTGAAGGACTGGATAGATCGTGCCAAGCATATGTACCGTTATATGGGAGTAAAGGTAACCGGTAATCCAGCCCAGTTTGAATTTCCATCTGGAGCCAAGATCTGGACCGGTCACTTGAGTAATGAAGATGCCTGGACAAAGTATCTTGGCCAGGAGTACCAGAAAATTGCAATTGAGGAGTTAACTCTAATCCCTAATGAGTTAGATTATTTAAGATTAATCTCATCAGCACGAAGTACAATTCCAGGGATCTCGTCCCAGGTATTTGCGACAACAAACCCCGGGGGTCCTGGCCATGGTTGGGTGAAGGCCAGGTTTGTAGATAGTGCCAAGAACAAAACACACTTTGACAAGAAAAGCAGAAAATCACGGATTTTTATACCCAGTAAGGTAACAGATAACCCTACTATTATGCGTGAAGATCCGGAGTATATTGAGAGTTTGAAGGCATTACCGGATGAATTAAGGCGTGCCTGGTTAGATGGAGATTGGGATGTATTCTCTGGACAGTTCTTTCAAAAGTGGCGGCATGACATTCATGTAGTAGAGCCTTTCGACATACCACATGAGTGGTACCGGTATAGATCTATTGACTATGGTTTTGCAGCACCATTTGCCTGTGGTTGGTGGGCTGTAGACTTTTTCGGGAATGTTTACTTATATCGTGAGCATTACGAAGCTGGCCAAGAGTTAAGTCACCACATAGATAGGATATTAGAATTAAGTGGTCAAGAAGAATATATGATGTCAGTAGGAGATCCTAGTATGTGGATCCGTAATCCACAGAACACAAATAGGAGCGATATAGTAGCACCAAGTAATATGAGCATTGCTGATATTTTAAATCGTGCTGGAGTCAATCTATTTAAAGCTAATAATGAAAGAGTTAATGGTTGGAACCTATGCCGTCAGTACATAGATCACTATGCAGAGCAGCCGCCAAAGTTAAAAGTATTTTCAACCTGTCCAAATTTCATAAGAACAATACCAACCCTAGTCCACGATGAGAAAAGGCCGGAGGATCTAAACACAAAGGGTGAGGACCACCATGCTGATCAAATGAGGTATTTTTTACATTATGTAGGATCTCCAACCAAGGTAGTACAGAAGCCATGGTTACAGAAGGAATTAGATAAATTATTATCAGAAGAAACGGATTATACAGGAGTCAGAGCATGATAATTAGACCTATAAATCTGCAATGGTTTAATCCAGAGACTGGAGAATGGGAAGAGAAAGAGATCCCAGCAATAGGTAATGTAATCCGAGAAATAGAACGTATAGAAGCATTGGGTGCCATATCTTTTGATTATAGACAGGCACTTATTACTATCGTTAATCAGGTAACGGAACAAAGTTTAAATGGAATTGAAATAGAGGCAAACTAATGGCAAAGAATAAAAAAGCAGAAGATGCATATAAACCAAGCCGTAAGCACGAAAAAGTAATAAAGAAGATCGAAGCTATGTTTGATATGTGTTTTCGAGCCAGGGAAAATACAACCAATGTTTGGCGTGAAGCTGAACGGTTATATATGGGTGATCACTGGACCAACATGAATATGCCAGCATTTAAGAACCAGGTTACGCTAGATCTTATTGCTAGTGCTATAGATACAATGGTCCCAATTCTTTCTAACCGACCACCCCGAATTGATATAATTGCTGTGGGTGGAGATGACACATCTACAAAAGCAGCAGAGATATTACAAAAGCAAGTAGATGAGTTATGGGTAATTAGGGACATGCAGAATCTGGTCCCGGATTGGTTATTAGATTACCTGGTATATGGTAATGGAATCTTAAAAGTTCATTTCCAGGATGATGATTTGCCAGATGCTGATGTTGTAGATCCCTATGCTTTCTTTGTGAATCCATCCGCAACAAAGCTGGAGAATGCAGAGTATGTTATTTATGCAGCACCAACTCCATTATGGGAGATCCGGGAAAAGTACGATGATGGTAAGTATGTAAAGTCAGAATCAAAGCTTGAAAAGTATGAAGCATTAAAGATCAATGATGCTCAAGTAGGTGGGGATGATGTTGTCCAGGTCACTGATACCACCGGTTCAGAAACAAACTATTATGAAAACTCTTCCAGGGCCATGGAGGATCTAGAAGAGAGAGCACTATTAATTGAGTGCTACGCCAGGGATTATACAAAGGAATATGTTGAAGCTGATGATCCAGAAGAAGAACCACAGGAGATAGATAAATATCCCGGATTAATTCGGCAGACAACTATTGCCAATGGTGTTTTATTATATGATGGTCCAACCAGGTATCCATTTTTAACTAAAGAGAATCATGTATCTAATCCATTCCCTTTTATAGCATTAAAGAATGGTGGATCAGCACACAGCTTTTGGGGTAAGCCAGAACCAAAAAGATTGAAGTCTCTAAACTTATCTTTAGATCGCTTGGCCAGTCAAATGATGGACAATACACACCTAATGGCCAACCCCATGTGGCTAGCTGATGAAACGACAGATGTTGTAGATCAAATAAATAACAAACCTGGTAGTGTAATCCGGAAACGTGGACCTGGTCAAGTGACCATGCTGCAACCAGCTGGTATGCCAGGTTATGTATTCAATTTTTATTCGCTGCTAGGAGATATGTTTGAAACCATTAGTGGGGTTAACAAGGCAACCCAGGGTAAAGCTGATGCTAATGTAACAAGTGGTGTCCAGGCACAGATCTATCGCCAGGCTTCCACTACCAAGATTGATTTCAAGGCAAGGTCTGTGGACCAAGCAATTCAAACTCTTGGCAGTATGTGGATAGCTATGATTGTAAATCTTGGAACAGAAGAACATTTAACAAGCGTTGAAACGGATAAGGGTATGGAAGAACGAAGATATATAGGTGCTATGCTCCAAGGGATGGACTTTGAAGTTAGAGCCAGATCTGGATCAATGTTACCGGAGAACAGAGAGTGGATTGAACAGAAAATCATGCAGCTTATGCAGATGGGTCTTGTTACGGATCCGATGTATATCCTGGAGAACATAGAACTACCAGGAAAAGAAAGACTTATGAGATCCTTAATGGACCAACAGCAACAGGATACAGGTAATGCTGAACCAATGGCAGCAGAAGAAATGGCAGCACTGGGGACCGATGAGGATGCGATTATGAGAAAGTTTGAGAAAGATCCATCATTAATGGATAGACTACCAGATAATATGAGATCAAGATCGTAAAAAAAGAAAATGATCAGATAAATTTGGATAGTATGTAAATATGGTGGATTTTGTCTACCAAATGAACAATGAAAAATTAACTTTTGTTGGAGGAAAACAACATGAGTGACAATATTGAAGGCGGGATCTATGGTGCTGAAGTTGAAGCAGACGTTGCAGCTTCGCTTGTGGTCGAAGAAGCAGAAGTAGCAGCAGAGCCTACAGAAGCCCCTAGTGAACCCAACGGTGAGGAAGCCACCGTAGAAGGCCAGACTCAAGAGATTGAGCAACTGACTGAACCTATAACAGAAAACCCACCAGTAGAAACCTCAATAGACGTGGATGGAAAAAGTTATTCGCTTGAGGATATCAGACTAGCAATAGATGATAGCCAGAACAGAAGCGATTGGCAGAGATCCAATACCCAAAAGGCACAACAACTTTCAGATGATCGGAAGGCTTTGACTGTAACCCAGGAAAAGTTTGATGCTCTAAAGAAGGATGATGACCTTATGGAGACTCTCAAGGATTACCTTGGTGAGGACCACGCTCTATTCCAGGAAACTGATGAGCCTAATGAAAATGCTCAAACACAGGACACAAAGGATCCAACAGATAGTCGGATCCAGGAGTTGGAAGATAAGCTAGAGATGCAAGAAGCCCAGCAAGCGGTTGAACATGACATCCAAGTATTGATCAAAAACCATCCAGAACTTGATGGCCAAGATAATGCTGTTAGAGAAGTTTTGAATACTGCGATTAATAAAGGGATGACAAATCTAGAAGATGCATTCGTGCTCACTTATCATAAGGCTGCTGTAGATAGTTCATTCTCAAAGGCGGTTAAGACGTTAAAGAAAGCCAGTGCCAGCAAGTCAATCCCCGAAGCATCCGTTAAACACAAAGGTTCTAAATCTTTGTCTAATGTGAAGCCGGGAAATTTTGACGAAGCAAGAGCACAGGCTTTAAAATACGACCTATATGAGTAAACTCAAACAAAGGAGTTAACAATGGCTTTAAATTATGACAATTTAAGTGCGTTAACGAAGGATAAGTATATTCCCCTTTTGGTCGATAATATTTTCGATTCCAATATTCTTACGCATCGCATGTTAAGAAAGTCGAAAGCAGCCGCCTCCGGAAACAAGGTGTTACAACCTCTTGAATATGGTAAGGCAGATGCTAAAGGCTTCTTTAGTGGATACGATGTCCTGGACACTAGTCCTACGGAAGTATTCACGGATGCGGAGTATCAATGGAAACAGGCTTATGCCACAATTAGTATTTCCGGTAAAGAGGAAATGCTCAATGATGGCCCGGAGCGTGTAATCGATTTATTGGAGGCCAAGGTCAAAAACGCAGAGAAATCTCTAAAGGATCTATTCGGTAGCACCCTGTACGGTTCAACTGATGATTCCGGTGATGAGTTCATCGGGTTACAACATATCATCGCAGAAGACCGTACACTTGGTGGAATTGATTCAAACACATACACTTGGTGGGATGCACAATCTGTTGCTAGTGGATCTGCTTCATATGCGAATATGGTAGATTCTGATCATGCTGATTTCATCCAAAAACAAATTCGTGAAATGTATGGTGGCTGTACGGTTGATAATGACAAGCCGTCCATCATCGTTACAACGCAAGTAGTTTTTGATGCCTACGAAGAATCCCTAACTGCTCAAAAGCGGTTTGGTGCTTCATCGAAGTCATTGGCCGATGCTGGTTTCACGAACTTACTTTATCGTGGTACCCCTGTGGTTGTGGATGATCATTGTCCGGATGGTTTGATGTTCTTCCTTAATGAGAAATATCTGGGTTTCCGTCATCATCGTAAACGAAATTTCGCTTTTGAGAAATTCGTTAAACCGGTCAATCAGGATGCATCCGTAGCCAAAATTATGTGGCTCGGTGCCCTGACTTGTTCCAACGCTTCTAGACAGGGTGTTATTACAGGCCTGTCTACTAACTATACCTAGGAGGTATTATTATGGCTACTAGTCAAACAGCAGCAGATAAGAAGAAAGTTGGGATGCTCGGTGAGCGTGATGCTGGGGGTTTTGTGTATACATCGATTGGTTCATGCGACTTCTATACAGGAGAAGGTGAACCCAATCATGCAGCACGAAAAGGCTCTATCTTTATCGATGTTGAAGGTGCAGAAGCGTACATATGTACGGTTGCATCAGGGACATGGGTATTGATTGGATCCCAATCATAAACTGACCTTCAAACAATCTTATTAACTAACGTTGGGTTGGCCTGGTCTGTGAGCCGGGTCGGCCCAACAATTAAAAAAAGGAGTCAGAAATGACAGGTAACGAAATGTTATCAACCCTAGGTTTGCGATTAGAAGATCCTTCAGAATCTTCATTCACGCAAGCTGCAAAGCTAGATGCTTTGAATATTGCACAGAAAAGTGTAGTGAACTTAATTCACAATGCATACTTGGGCGAATTACAAGTGATCGATGAATCTAAAACGATGACGGCCAACGCTATCGATATTTCTATCGGTGGTGATTTATCAGAAGAAGTAATGCGTAATGGAATCATTGCGGTCTATGATTCAACTGATGATGTATGGTGTACAATGATAGATCCAGGCGATCAGAAACGATTGGAAAATTCTTACCTTGCGGGTAGCACGACTAATCCGGTTGCGTATGTTTTTTCCGATAAACTATTTGTTGATGGCCCTTTATCTACATCTGATGTTGATGTGTGGTTCTTACGGTCCCCAGCAGATATTGAAGCTGATGGTAATGAATGTTCATTAAATGTTGCACTGCATGAATCTGTTGTAGATATGGCTGAATCTCAGCTGTGGAAAATGGATGCAAAAAATGATCGTGCAACAGCGGCATACGCAAATGGCAAGGGACAAATTGATTCACTAAACGCAAGATATCCAACAGAAGCCCCAACAGGTATAGGTACTAAAGGAAGGGGTTAACCCGTGGTCTGGGAATCCCTTATCGATAGGACATTAACGTCCTTTGATGCTGGAACGCCTAGAGTTAAAGTCAGAAAGTACCTGGAAGAAGCCGAGGTAGATTTTGCTTTAGGAACAAAATGCTACGTTAAGGACTGGTCCTACATGCACAAGTCTGGCAGCATCTCTATTCCGCTGCCAAATGATTTTGTAGAAGTCGTTGGCCAAGTTGAATACGATACTGCTATATTAGATCATCGTAGAGATTTTAAAGTAAGTTCTCGCTTCAAAAAGAACAATCAGTTAAAAACCGGAACACCCCAATCTTATTATGTTAGGGGTGACAAAATGTTTATATATCCGGTTTCTGGTACTGGTCTTGTTACTTTCTCCTATGCTGCTATGCCAACACATCTAGATCCTCTTCTAGCGGATCCAGGATATGAATGGCTACGGTTCAAGGATCTAACCTATGAACAGTTTTATAGTGGCGATTCTATTGAGGGTTTTACCTCTGGTGCTACAGCGGAAGTGGTTGATGTAGTTAATGTTTACCAGGACCATGGATATTTGGTCTTAAAAAATTGGAACGAGACAGATTTCCAAGATGGTGAGCAAATATACAAAGCAAGTGAAGAGGAAGAGATGTGGAGCAACATATACGCTTCCTGGGAAGACTTGCTAGATGACTGGGCATCATTAGGTCTTGGTGGTGTTGCAAATGCCAGGGGTATTGAATATGATTATTCTGATCCTGGTGTTAGTCCAGTAATACCAGATGTGTATCATGGAGATCTAATTCATTACGCAAGATCAGCACTATACGCAGATCAGGGCGATGATCAAAGATCCCTACAGTCAAAAACAATATACGAAACCAATAAACAAGAAGCTGATATTCAGTTACCGATGAAAGGCTATAGTGGGCCAAACCAGATAATTGATACAATGTTTAGGTAAATAATGGCAATATTAAACATACCAGTATTTGATGGGGGGTTAGTAACACATGCAGATCCCGAAGACATCAAACATACATCCGCAACTACAAGCATCAACTTTGAGACTGATGTTCCAGGAAAGTTAATCAAACGCCAGGGCCGGGGTAATCCATCCACTCTTACTGCAAATCATGTTGGTCAAATAGTAAAATGGACCCATGAAGATCTGGACGATCCAATATGGGTTTATTTTGAAACTCAAAACCACACCATATCTAAATGTGATGGTGATTTCACCAATATTGACCAGATAAAAGATTTGTCTTCTGGGACACCCTCAACAGCAGTTGAAATAAGCAACTTTGGCCGTAAGTTAAGATTTGCTAACGGATTAGATCAGAAGGCTGGCATATATCAGCATATAGATCGTGAGTTTTTCTTTGGAGCACATGTTTTTAATGCCTTGCATTATGATAATGGAATGATGGAATTACCAGCCACCTGGGATATTGTAAGCATTGAAAAGTTAGAAGGGGGGTTTAAACAATCAGGCCACTACTATTATAAATTCTGTCCAGTATTTGATGGCACCCAGGAACCACCGATGCCGGAGGGATATAAATATTATGAAATGGGTGGTGATGACAAGATCTTAAAGGTTCGTTTTCACATGGATATAGGTGATGGAGATTTTAATCCCAGGATTACTTCCCTAAAGGTATATAGATCTTGGGCTGATACAGTTGTTGGAAATACTGAACCAGTATATTATCATGTTCATACAATTCCTATAAATACAAAATCAGACCATGATGATATCATTCAATCTGCAACAGTTAGGCCATTAGACGATCAATTCTGGTCAGATGATATCCCATCAGTAGAGCCGGACCATTGGGGTGAGCCATATTACAGCTATTATATTAGATACAACAATTTGAACTATGAATTAGATACCTCTAGTTACAATCCCGAATTCCTAACTCTGGACACCGGGGATTGGGGTGGTATAAATATATTTAATGATGCATGGAAATTGAGAGTAGGCGAGTACGACCCAGGCCCAAATACATGGTATTATGAAGATATTGTAGATAAACAAATGGGAGGATATGGGGGTAAGAAGTGTATATATAATGCTGACTGGGTTTGGTATTCTGGTGAAGCTGATGGTTGGATTGTTTATAGTGATGCAGAAAATCTTGATACAGTAGCAGCAGATAGTGCAGAAAGATGTATAAAGTTGGCCGCAGCTTTATCTCAAACGTCTAATTTTGATATAGATATATCAGATGGATATCGTATCGTTGTCGATGGTGATGATGTAGATATATATTTTTATGATTATGCACATACGGACAGATCCCTACATCCATTGGGTACAAAGGACAAAGCTGTTGTTAATTATAAGTATTCAGCATATGCTTCTGGCCGAAATTTTGTGGGGAATGTACGATTGGATCCAGATTCCGAAGCCGAGGATCATGGAGACTGGATAATCTTTTCAGAGTTGGGCCAACCGGATGTATTACCAATTACAAATTATATTCAGATCAAAGATACTCAAGGTGGCCAGATCACTGGCCTGGGGAAACACCTGGGTTCCTTGGTGGTATTTATGGAACGTGGCATATATCGTTTAGATGTGGCATCTGACCCAAGACATTTTGCCTTGATTGAATCCGAGGAAAATCTTGGCTGCATTGCTCCAAACTCAATTATTACTGTAGCCGGTCAGACCTTTTTTGCGGGTCAAGATAATGCTTATGTGATAGATACAGGTTTTAATATTTCTCCGATATCTGAACCCATAAAAGACATTTACCTGGCAGCTTCAAATTTAGAACAATCAAGATTCTTTTATGATCCAAAGAAGGCTAGACTTCTTTGCCGGTTTGGAGATGATACCCAAAACATTTATTGTTTTGATATTATCAAAGCAAGGCAAGGTGAGTCTGTATGGTATCAATTAGATCTTGGCTCCACATATGGAGCAGACCTTTTTGCAATAGATGAAAACTTAAATGTATTTTCAATAACTAACGAGGAATAACCCGACATGAGCAAATTAACAGAAAGCATATTCCCAAAAGGAACTGTAAAATGGGAAATAATAAAAGCCGATGGAACCGCAACTGTTCACGAACCTGATGATAACACAATCCATGCCGATATAAAGAATAGTCTTGGTGCCAGTATGATCGCACAACAATCCAATTTTGGATGTATGAATAGTCCGTTTTTGGATGATGATTTCACTGAAGCAACCTCGGGTAACTCCGGACTTGTTATGAAAGATGATGACCCATTATTCTACGGAATGGAAACCTCATTAGAGAGTACAGGGGGTTTAACATTTACTCTCAAAGGTATTTTAAGGTCTGAAGATGACTATACTATTACGGATGGATATCTAGGTCATTCCTGGAACACCGGCACCAACGATTTCGATGTTGCGTTCAGTTCATATAACTTTAGCCCAGATGTCGTACTTGAAGATGGAGATCAATTAAATGTTACCTGGGAAATCACAATAGCAGACTCATAGGAGAAACAATGATAAATATAAATACCTTACAAACAAAAATTCTGGTTACTGGCGATATTGATATCAAGGTATACGATACAGAAGATCTAAGGCGAATGGAGCCAAAGGTTTCTATAGAGGATCATAATACTACAGGAACTTTCCTTATGGGGGAGTTTATTGATCAAATGCATTCAAGTAGCGGTAATACTTCCTATCATATAAATACAGCATCTAACTGGTTCACCCAAAGATATCCTGGAGAGGATTCAAACGCAAATGTAACCGAACAGGATGGGAAGGATGGTATTCTGGCAATATCCACTGTATCTACTGGCTATATTGATAGTGCCAGCGGGAATGGCACTGAACTGCTTCATATGTTTTTTCTACATCAAAATAAATCAACATCAAATGTTAACAATGCATCTGAATGGACTGCTGAATCTGTATGGAACCTGGCCACCACTACCATAACTTCATTTGAAATAGGTAAAGATTTGATGACCAATTCGCAAGACCCTACTGGAACATTTGAGGATGATGTAGCAACTTATAATGTTCCAGATTTTAGTATGCAATCAAGTGATATTCTTCGGGTCACCTGGACCATTACTGTTGGATGATGAATCATGCCAGTTCCAGACTGTACCATTAGTACAATAACAGAACCATCTGCAACCGACAGCTTTGAACATGGTAAATCTGTAGATGTTACCTGGACCATAAATTCAATGTTTTATTGTATGCTCTGGGAGGTGAACTCTATTAAGTTATATGAATCTGGATCATATCATTCAACTTTGTGGAGTGGATCAATGAATGTTACCGATCTGCATAAAACGGTTACGCTGCCATCTACAAATTTGACTTATGGTGATATATATACAATAAAAATTACATATGGTGTGGCCTAGTGGCGATTATAACATCAAGCACATTTACCATAACACAACCGGGGACCATAACGGTAACAAACCCGACTGCTAATACCGAGTTATATATTTCTGATAGTATTAATATTACTTGGACCTGGGGTGGTAGCGTACCAAATGTAAAAATACAACTATTCAAGGGATCCTCCGGGTCAGCAGTTCTTACCAACTCTACCCCTTGTGATGGATCTTTTAACTGGACGGTAGCCGGTGGTGATTTAAGTGGTAGTGGTACAGATTATAAAATAAAGATTTCGGGGATAACTGGGAGTGCTGTTGATTATAGTCCCGCATTTGAAATACATGCTACTTATCCACCCACCATCAAAACCGCAAGTGATTCTGTTGGTTTTAATGAATCTATTACCAAAACAGTAGAAGAATATAAGATAGTCAAATCCCCAGCTGATACTAATCTCATTTCCGAGCAGGTTAGTAAATCAGTAAGTATTTGGAGGTATATTAAGCCGGCCAGTGATTCTGTTGGTTTAAGTGAAAGTGTTAGTAAAAGCACAAGAACTTGGATCCACGATTATAGTCCATCAGATTCTGTCAAATGGAAAGAAAAATTTCTTGCTGGAATAGTAAGTTCAAAAAGAACAATAGACACCTCTGGTTTTGTTGAATCAGTATCAAAGTCAACAAGAACCTGGAAACATATCAAGCCGGCAAGTGACTCTGTATGGCAGCTTGGAATAAATGAAGTTGTTAGTAAAAGCATAAGAACTTGGATCCATGCTTATAGTCCATCAGATACTGTTGGCTTTGTTGAAGACAAATGTGTTTCTTGGATCACCTCCACCAAACTTTCAAGTGATACTGTTGGCTTTAGTGAATCAGTATCAAAGTCAGTTAGGACCTGGATCCATGATTATAGTCCAAGTGACACTGTTGGCTTTAGTGAATCAGTATCAAAGTCAGTTAGGACTTGGATCCATGATTATAGTCCATCAGATACTGTTGGATTTACAGAAGGTCATATTACTGGAATAATAAGCACAAAATATACTCATGACACTGCTGGCTTTAGTGAAGGTGTGACGGATGCTGTAAGAACATGGAAACATATTAAGCCGGCCAGTGACTCTGTCGGTTTAAGTGATGTTGTTAGTAAAAGCACAAGAACTTGGATCCATATATTTAGTCCAAGTGACACTACTGGCTTTAGTGAAGGTACTGAATCTGAAATAATAAGTGGGAAGATTTCAGTTGATACTGTTGGTTTAAGTGAAAGTGTGACGGATGTTGTAAGAACATGGAAACATATTAAGCCGGCCAGTGACTCTGTCGGTTTAAGTGAAAGTGTGACGGATGTTGTAAGAACTTGGAAACACATATTTAGTCCAAGTGAGACTGTTGTGTTTAGTGAGGGTACTGAATCTGAAATAATAAGTGGGAAGATTTCAGTTGATACTGTTGGCTTTAGTGAAAGTGTGACGGATGTTGTAAGTACATGGAAACATATATTTAGTTCAAGTGATACTGTTGCGTTTAGTGAAAGTGTGACGGATGTTGTAAGAACATGGAAACATATATTTAGTCCAAGTGATACTGTTGCGTTTAGTGAAAGTGTGACAGATGCTGTAAGAACTTGGAAACATATATTTAGCGTATCGGATTCAACCCAGTTTTCGGCTGATTCTGTTGGGCATTGGGTATTAACTCCATTTGAAAAAGGTGAATTTACAGCATTTTCAGAAGACGTAACTCCAGTCACCAGGACTTGGAAACACATATATTCGTTATCAGAGGATGTTGGTTTTTCAGAAGAGATTATTGCTGCAACAAGCTTGTGGTTCCACAATTATGATAATCTATCAGAGACTCCAGTATTTTCAGAAGTAGTAACCCCGATTATTACGGTTTGGAAACATTTGTTTGTGATATCTGAAGTTGTTGCTTTTGCTGAAAGCATAAGCGTTTCCCCAATAAAAATTGCGGCTTCAGATACTGTTGGATTTGTTGAAGATGTAGTGGCTGAAATTGGTCTGATTATCAATGCTAGAGTGCTGCCATTTGAGGATAACCCAACAGAAGTTTTCGGGACCAGCCGAAGGACCGGTTGGATTAAAGCATCAGAAAATTTAAGTCGTGCTACTATACTGCGAAGGTTAAATGTCGAATACAATTCTGCGGATCCCGTGGATGTCAAGATCTTTGCAGATGGTGACGATGTAAATGAAATTTATTCTTATACATTGGCTGCTGGTGTTACCCCGGAAACAATAAATAAAAGCGTGAGAATAGGTAGGAGAGCAAGAAACTTTATGGTGGAAGTATCAACGGATCCAAGTTCAAATGCTAATGTTACAATCGAAAATTTAGGTGTGGAGGTAGATGCGTAATGCCTTTAAATGATGGAATAGTATATGAATTAAGCCCTGTTAATTCTACAGAAGCCTTGTCCACGAACAGGCAATCTGGTTGGTTTCAGTTTACGGATCTGGCCAGGAAGGTTTTTGTAAGACGTATAAATGCAACATATTCGAGTCCAGACGATATAACATTTAATTTGTATACTGACGGTGATTCTGATAATGAATCATTTACAGGCACATTTAGGGCCAACGATGGTGCGACTGGTGCAATACTATCTGCTGGTATTGATGATACAACAACAACACTGCCAACATCAAGCACTGCGAAATTAAGAAGCGGTGATTGGATAAAAGTCAATTCTGAAATAATGAAAGTAATTGAGGCTGGTACAACATCTCATACTGTCCAGCGTGGTATGCGTGGGACCAGTGCAGCTGCTCATCTAAATACTGATAGTATTGTTTATGCTAACTATCAATTTGGTAGTTTTAAAATTGGTAACCGTGCCAAGTATGCACGGGTCCAACTATCAACATCACAAACAACTAATCCATGTGAAATATCCAGATTGGAGATTGAATACGAATGACATTTATACCAGTAAAAACAGGCAATAAAAAGCAAGATAAGATTTTTGGTAATATTAACCGGGCTATGGGAGGTATGCAGCAAAAGATCCGGATAATAAACGGTAGTGTAAAAACAAGTGATGTGGGTGAGGGAGAACTTGTACTTTCAGTTGTATCCAAGGACAGTG